TCACAGATACTTTGCTCTTTAGTTCTTCTGCGATGTTGTATTCTTTAGTAAGACCTTCAGCTAGAACCTTCAGGGTAGTACCCGGAACAATCGGCATTGTGTAGCGTTCAGTTCTAAGAGGGTGTGGTACAGCATTCAATACTACACTCTTTTTCTCTGAATATTTGAAGTAACCAACAACTCGTTTCTTCCAAAAAGGTGAACTGAAATTCTCAATTGCACTATCTTGATTTTCACGTACATGCAGGAATTGTAAATCGTTAATTACAACACCTACGTGAGATTCTGTACCTAACACACGGAAAAGTACAATTGATCCTTCTACTGGATTTTCAACAGGCTCCCACCCTTCTTTGTATTGAGCAATTAACTCCTGAATACGAGATGTGTCATCTTGTGTATATTCAGAAGTAAAGCTAGGTAGGTCAATTTGATACTCATTCTTATAGAATAGACGTACCAAACCATAGCAGTCTACACCGCTAAAATCTCTACCTTTTTCTTTATATTGTAAGCCTATGTACTTTTCAACTTGCATTGAATAATCCTTTTTAAAACATACCCGGAAAATGCTGTGGTGTAAACGAATGCATTGGGAAAGGTTCTCTTTCGTAATCAATCATTGATAACTCAGCGGTTACTGAATCGGAATTATAATTGAAATTACTGATATAGAAATCCGAAAATGAAACTTCTACTACATCAGGTGTTTTGCTCAATACCAATTCTAGTTTGATTCTTGGTGGAGCGTTAATAGTTCTGATGATCGGTGTAAGATATCGTGTAACATCGTGCATTACGATAGAACAACGAGGTGCTTGCGCTTCATCCTCAGAAGGTAATGAAATTTCCATTGGTAAGAATGTATAATCATTACCGTTGCTTGTCACACCATAGATTACTTCAGTTTCATTTTCAGATATTCTTTTTGTATAACCGTCTGATAATCTTGCAATGATGTTTGATTCATTGATAGGATCATAGACGGTTAACAAAATAAGTAGATCATCATCTGAATCTGGAGAGAAAACAGCTTTCAATGCAGCGGGTGACATTGATGTTAATCTACTCAAAGTAATACCTCCAATTGTAATGAAACTTGCCAATAATCAGGTAACAAATAAGATGTAGTAAACATCTGACCATCACCTTGTGGTATTACACGAACTTCAACAACAGCACCTGTTCTTGGATGTGTGTAACCAAATCTAATTGTACCACGTAATGTGTCTTGAATGAAAGCACGAAGAGTTTCAACCTGAGCAGATGACATGTTATATTGTACACTCATTTGATCAGGTCGTTTACCTCTTCTTCGCATTTTAGCAGGACCAGCATCAGGTGAAGTTCGGATAACAATCACACCTGTATTCTCAGAATAATTATTCAAAGGCATCTGTGGTAGTGACGGAGGCCAAACATATTGATAAGCCATTATTATCTCCTAATTAGTTGTGGTTGTAAACCAAACGTTGATTTAATTGATTTTTGTGAAGCACTACCACTACGAGAAATTTCTCCAGCAGTCATGTCACCAATAATAACTTCAATCTTACGGTTGCCTTTAGAATCAGTAGTTTCTTGTGTAGTAGCTTGTGCATTGCTATTGTTAATAACTTGCACAGAAACATTACCACCAGAAGCACCTGATGCTGCTACACCTAGAGAACCATCAGAACCTCTACGAAGTGGCATGATCGCTTCAGGACCAGCTTCACCCATTAGACCTGTACCTTTGGCAAACTTAAATAGTGTAGGCTCGGATACGATACTGTTTGTGAAAGCACCACCGTTAGCAAATGCTTGAATACCATTATTAAATGCACCACCATTTGCAAAACCACTTTGCACAGCATAATCGTATTGACTCAGAGTTGTACCAGAAGAACCACCGAACATTTTAAAAATACCAGCAGCACCACCCATACCTTCATAAGCAGCCATTGTCATTCGTTTAGCTTCAAACCGTAATATATCAGAAAGCATAGAATTGACTAGATCACTGAAGTTTAATTTACCTGTTTTAGCAAACTCTACGATAGCATCGGCCATACCAGAGAACATCTTCTCAAAGCTCTGACCATAAGCATTTAAACGCTGAGTAGAGACATCTTGATATTTTTGTACAGCATCAAAACCTGCCTTTTCACTTGCAGTTTGTGATTTAACTTTAGCATCGGTTAAAGCTTTTTCTGCATTTGCTACAGATTCTTTTGCTCTCAAGTATTCAGGATCAGTTGAACTCATCCCGTTTAGTTCTTGTAAAGCAACGCGAGCTTTAGCAGCGGCTACCTCAAGTTCAGACAACTTAGTAATATGACTTTGTTGCATTTCAATCTGAGCTCTTATTCTAGCAGCTTCTGCACCAAATAAACCTGCAGTTTGTTTTTCAAGTTCTACAGCTATTGCTCTCTTAGCAATTATGTCATCTTGTGATGTAACAAACTCTTTTGAGCCTTCGATAACTTTTTTAGTTTGCTCACCAAGTCTAGCGATTGATTTAGCTTGTTCTTCTGCAGATTTATCTTTAAGAACTTCAGTATTACTTCTAACACCTGCTGTTAGAGCAGCGTATTGTTCATTGACAGCTTTAATCTGTGCAATTCGCTGTTCATCTAATTTCTTAGCATCTTCTACTGTTTTATTCTTAACAGATTCTTTAGCGGTCATTTCATTGATAGCTTTAATCTGTGTTACCCTTGCTACATCTAAAGCTTTTAGGTAATTATCATTTACATCAATTTTCTGTTTATTCTGATCTTGAATTAAACGAGTTTCTTCACTCAAGAATGCACCGATATCAATTAAACCTAAGTCGTAGTTTGCTTTATTTTGAGCAAGAAGTTTCTTAGACTCAGAATCAATTTCTTTATTATTATCTTTGTATTCTTCTTGTAGGCGCTTTAGATATGCATCTTCTGGAACTTTGAAGTTTGCACCACCTTGTTCTTTTAATTTCTTATCAAGATCACTAGCATCACCAGAATTTTTCTTTCGTGTTGCAGCAAGAGCATCATCGGCTTTTATCTGATCTTTATAAAGCTGAATTTCTTTTTCTTTAGTCTTAATCGCTTCTGCTCTTGCAGGATTTCGATAATCACCGTTTGCATTTTTTTCACCTGCTTGCAAAACTGCCAACTCTTCCTGAGCTTTAGCTAATTTTTTTACTACAGGTACTGCTGCACCCCAACTCATAATTGTTTTCAAAACTATATTTGCACCAGCAGCTACATGATAGAAGAAATCTTCAATGTAACCCATTTCTGAAACAATTTTATTTTTTGCAGAATTCAATGCACCAGCATAAGCATTAGTTGCAATTTTAGCGGCATCTGCATGTTTACCGGCTAATTCTAATTTTTGAATATGCTTCAACATTGCTACATCAATTGTACCCAATTCTTTAGCAAGTGGAATTAAACCTTCAAGTGGTTTCTCAGAAATTTTAGAAAAGTTTTTAGCTAATGTATCAGCACTAATACCAGTTACTTTTGAAACATCACCAATGGTTTTGGCTACAACTTTTAAGTTATCAGAAGTAACACCACCTTCTTTTGCAATTGCTGTAATAGCTTCAACATACTTACCTGTGGTATCCTTACCACCACTTAGTTGATTTGCTAAGGCAAGTGCATTATCTTTTGTTAAACCTAAAGAAGCACCTGTAAGGTTAAGTGATTTACTTAACTCTGACTCTAACTTAATGTTTTCCTTAATAGCAATACCAAATGCAACTAATGCAGCAATAGCAGCAGCAACACCGATGCCAGCCAACATTGACATTGCACTACCTACATTATCAAGCATTCTAAGCCAATCTCTCGATGCAAAACCGTGAGTTTCTACAAGATATTTCTTGAACAATATGATGCTAGAATTAACACCTGTAATGTCACCAATGAAATTTAGAGAAGCTTTACCCGCAGCAGAAAAAGCACCGACCATTGCACCACCAACAGCAACAGCTACGTCTTTTACACTTGAAACCATACCGAGTGTAGCCTTAGTTAGCATGTCACCCATGTCTTTACCAGCTACACCAGCTAACGCAAACTGATCTCGTAATTGACCACCTTGTTGTAACAGAACCATCATAGGTGATTGACCTGTAGCAAGACCAACGGCGATGTCGGTAATCTGTGGACCTAGTGCGCGAGATAAATAATCAACTTGACGATTACCTGCAGCTTTTTGTACAGATAACAAAGCTTGTTTATATGCTTCAAGCTTAGATGTTTGATCAGCAGCAGACATACCTGTTTGCTTTAAAGCAGCTTCGAACTTCATTAGTTTATTGTTGGTAGCACTTGTGATATCACCACCTGATTGAGTCAAACGATTAACTCTCTCCATTTCACCAGCTACATATGAGTTAGCCTTTGCGCTATCATTTTGTGCTTTAACTTGATCACGCATACTCTTGGTACGTGCGTCATTTAAATGATTAAGCTCAGAGCTAGTGCGAACGATTTGATCGTATTCAGCAGCAAGACCATCTAAACTTTTACCTTCAAGATTATACAAAGCAATCAAACGTTCTTTTTCACGAGCAAGTTCAATCATTTGTTTTTCTGTCAAACCTAAATTGCGGTTAAACAGATTATTAACTTCAGCAGTAATGCGAGTTTCATTCTGAAGCTTTTGCATCAAACCAATACTCTTATCAAACGCATCACCACCAATTAAACTACGCTGAGTTTTAAGTGTATTACCTAACTGCATCATAGCATCATCTAAAGCACCGGATGCCTTATATGTAGCCATAATAGAAGATTGACCCTTAGAGAAACCTTGAGCCATGTAATCCAGAATCATCGTTTGACGTTCTAATACACTTACTGAATCTTTTGATGTAGTGTTAGATTTTTCTTGTGCTTGTTGAAGTTTTAGTTGAGCAAGTGCAGCTTTAGCAGCAGCTTCTTCAGCTTTGGATAACTCCTTGTTGTTCTTTGTGGATTCTTTGGTTAAATCCTGCATTGGTTTATTTAGTTTAGATACAGCTGTACCTAACTCTGCAACTCTAGTAGCTGCAGTTTCTAATTGTTTCGTATCAACTACGAATTTTAATTCTGCCAAGTCCATAGCACTTTCTCCTGTTATAACGGAATTCTATGTGTATAAACTACACTAATTTGCACACATAGAAGCTCTGGTCATCCATTAAGATAACCAAAGCAACTATTATTTCTTAGAGGATTTCTTTCGCTCTAACTCTGCTTCTTTTGCATAAGATAGCATTGCTTCATTGTCAATTCGTTTAATCAAATGCAGTTCCCATTCGTGTATTTCAATACCAATTAAATCCATGTAGGCTTTGATATCTGAATACATAATTGGGTTAACACCGAATCCATTTGATGATCGTGCATTGTTCAAATCGATGAACCAGCGCCAAACTTGTTGACAACTCTCAGGTAATTCTTTCAGTTCTTCTAACTCTTTAGGTTTTACACCTGTTTGTCTCCAGACTGAATTTAGTTGATCACGTAACGATCCCGAACTACCCGATTTTCTACCCAATTCAAACTCTTGTTTTGCAAAAGCTACAGCGTCTTCAATTTCATTCGGGTCGAAAGTTCAAAAGCTGACCCGCTTCCTCCATCACTTGGTCTTTGATCCAAGAATGTTCTTTGAAGATACGTTCTGCGTTTTCTTTTGTGAAAGGTACTTCTTTACCGTTTTCAGTAATATTTTCCCAAGAGATAACACGCACTACAGCAGACTCTACGCTCAGTTCTTCAGCTTCTTCTAGCGTCATATCTTCTACATCTTTACCTCTGCGTTTAGCTTGTTGTTCACGTAGCTTGAACTCGCTATATTTCTTACGACCATAGGCTTTTACGGTCTTAGATTGATCACCACGTACTGTAATAAATACACCTGTACCTTCACCAGTACCGGGAAGCTTTAGTTCAAAAGTGTAACCTTCTTCGGCAATCTCTGTATAATTATGTTTTGCTAAATCAAAAGTCATAATATTCCTTTCTATTATTGTTAATGAAGTACCGATTATAACATATTTTTTGTGTAAAAGCAAGAGTTGTAAACAAAGAAAAACCCCTCGGCTTTTGACCGAAGGGTTATCGTCAAGTTAATCTAATCAGCTATTAAGCAGCAGAGTCTTGAATTTGAATTGTGGTAGCAGCTAGACCAGCGGCAGTAGCACTATTTGCTAGAGCTTGGAAATCTGCAGAAGCTACAACACCTAGTTCACCATCGTCTTTGGTGAAACTACCAAGTTTTACTTTAGGTAGTGTGAATGTAACGAAATCAGAATTAGCTGAATTATCAGTAGTTAGAGCAAGTACTAAGCTAACTGGAGTTTCATCGTTGAAGTAGCTACGGAATGCAGCATCTTGGAAATAAACACTCATGTTACCAGTAACTTTGATACGACCAGTAAAAATCTCAGCAATAGAGTTAGAACCAACAGCAGTTGCATTTTCAGTAGCGCGTTCTACAGAGAAATCAGCAGAAGTAACTAGAGCAACCGGAGCACCGTCAACAAGCATTACACCGTTTACAGCAGCAAATAAACCATTGGTATTTTGTGCAGCAGGTGAATTGAAATACTGAGTTTGACCTGTTTGAGCCATATCCTTACCAGCAAAACCAAAATCTACAGTTGTAAGACCAGTTGCAGGTAGTTGTACAGACATACTGTTTACTTTCATACCAGTGTAAACTTCAGACTGAGCAATATCAGAATACCACTCTTCTACAGTGTATGAATCATCAGTGTGACCAGAAGCTGGAACAAATGTTTGTTTACCGGGAGCAGTAATTGTAACGCTAGTAGCTGAAGCTTGTGCTTGCATTGCAACACCGTTTACAGCAACTACAGTTAATTCGGTAGCAGATACAGCAGCAACTAATAGGTTACGAGCATTATCAGCAGTAGCGGTCAAACCAGCAGCGCGAACAACCATACCTACTTTAACACCGTCTGCCAACCATGAACCAGTTGCACGAACGATCTTTGTTGAACCGTTTACAGTAACTGTACAGTTTACAGCAGCACCAAGTGCAATAGCAGCGAAATCTTTACCTACGATTGAACCCATGAAATCAGCATAAGTAGCAGGAGATAGTTCACCGTTTAAGCTACCATCAGCAGAGCGAACACCATGACGGAAATCAGCTAGTTGACGATCTGTGCGAATTTCACCAGATTCGTAAGTTTCTTTTGTTAAGTTAAAAGCAGCAGTAACACGGCGTAGTAGTTTACCAGAGGAAGCACCAGCTAGTGTACCCCATTGTGTTTCTTTCTTGTAACCGACTTGTTTAGCAGTACCTTTTGAAATAGACATATTATTTTCTCCAATTAATTCATTTTGCAAAATGACTGATTTAAAGGTATCAGAAAACCCGATTGATTAGTCAGAATAAACTTCTGCTACTAATTCGATTAGAACAGGACAAACGATCCTATCCGATGCAACTGTAGTTCCAGCAACTTGAGGTGTTTTCAAAACGTGAATTTTAATACTACCTTCATTTAGAACAAGACCTTTACTGAATCTGTTTCTAACGACTTCAGCACGAGTAACAACTTCAGATGTTCCTTTGTTTGCAGCACCGACAATAAATACTTGCATTGTCATGCGCTCTCTATGAAAGCCTGTACCAAGAACCGGATCATCTGGATTTTGAATTGTAAATTGTACTCGTTGGTATAACCCATCAACAGGATTGAAACTAACACCTTCCCAAGCAGTAGGTAGAGGTGGAGTCATTGTACTTAAATGACGTTCAGCTGCTCTTTTAATTTCTATGATTGCCATTAGCTTGCCTTATAATATTCGTTTAATTCAGACCTGTAGATACCATAAACAGCATGTAACGTAGGTTCCATAATACCATAAGGTGCTTGTGATGATGCACCACTTTCGAGTGATTTTACAGGAGTACCGTTTCTATACGTATCATAAGGCCAACCATCGGATGCAACATATCTAACACTGTTCATAATGTAAAGATCATCACCAAGTTTATAACCTGTACTATCTGATTTGGCATTCATCTTAATATTTTGAGCGCCGGGACCATCTGCACGTTCGGGGAATATAATCTTAGTAGGACCATTAAATGATATTGTCCAACCACCTTTAGCTGAACCTGCAAACGGAGGTAACACCTCTAATCTAGCTCTGTTATTATATAAAACAGCGTAATCTTGATCGTTACCATAAGGTGTATTATCAATAGCTTCAACCGTTACTTTATAAGCAAAGATTTGCACCATACCCTGCATCTTACGTACAGCTTCTTCATGGAACTTCTTTAAGCTTTGTTCTAGTTTTGAAGTATCGCATGTAATCTGCATAATTAACCTTTTACAGCCAATAGCTTATATAAGATTACTACACCATCAGCTGAATGCTCTGTTATAGAATCTACAGTATATGTAGCAGCACCAATTGTAATTTTATCTTTAGGTGCAGGTAAGAAACTTAAGTTGATATTGACCAAGTAAAACAACGCAGAATCTTTTTCGATCATACTTGGAAAATTATATTGATTTGCGCGAATATGTTTTTTGTACATCTTAACAGTGTAGTTAGTTTCTGTATTTGTTGTACTACCTGTTTCAACATTATACTGACCTTCAGTTACACTGACATATTGAACGTTTTGACCATGACGATCCATCGAACGTTTAGCAGAAGCAAGAAATGCATTTGACATTTTAACTCCTTAAATGAAACGATTGTCAATACTTTGTGTTGGATTAATAAAGATATTATTGTCCAGTAATGAATTATTAGTTTCCATGTCAGATTTACTAATGCCACCAGCGTAAGGTAACAAGGTCTGATAAACTGGATTAAGATCAGGATTCTTAATGTACGCTTGTAATGCTTGCATGAATTGCTTTGCAGTACCCGTACCTTTAATGCTAAAAATATCCACTGATTCATCTGAGCGTAATGAAAGTTTCATCAGCATTGATTTGGCAGTATCTAACGATGCTCGTCTAACTGACCAGTCCGATTTATCTAGGAAATAACGGATTTCATCGTCGGACATTATTGGGAACTCTGGCGAAGTATCACCAAGTTCAATTCTGACAGCTTTTACACTCATAATTTTCCTTTAATGCGTTAGATAAATTCTAACATAAAAACTGCAATATAACATATGTAATGTTACAAAGCAATTCTTATGTTAGATGCCTCCGAAGAGGCAATCTAAGTTAGCTATTAGTTGCTAGTGTGTAGACGAACTAGAGCTTGTGGGCGGCGAACTAAGTTCAAGAAGTTAGATTCTGTTTGAACTTCGATTGAGCTGCCTTTTGGATCACGGTATGTGAAAGCATAAGCCTCTTCACCGATAGTGTTAACAAAGTCAAACTTGTTAGCAGGTGAGAAGTATGTTAGGAACGTGTCGCTAGTGCCAACAGGTAAAGCGTAAGCATCACCAGCAGGAATTAGAGCAGTACCATTGTAGCTACCACGATACTCGATGTACTCAACACCACCGTGTACGAAACGACGATATAGACCGGAGCCTAGACGTTGACGTAGAGGTTCTTGTGTGCTAGAGTAGTACTTGTAAGCTTCTTTAACACCGGCTTGGGTAATTAGTTTACCGAAGAAAGCAGGTGAGCAGATAACTACTACGTTGCTGACGGTTTCACCAGATTGGATGTTGTCCTGAATGTGAGCAACAGCTTCTTCAGACTTAGCGAGAACGTCAGTAGTTGTAGTACCGAGTGCAAAGTCGATGACCTTACGGGTTACGCCGAAATCAGTGTAGAAGTTACCAGCTACAGTACCGTTAGGAGCGTAGATAGCACCAGTAGTTAGAGCGTAAGCACGAGCAGCTTCTAGAGTAGCAGCGTGACTTTGACGAATGCGCTCTAGTTTGCGTGCAATTACAGCAGCTTCGGTTTCAGCAGCGTCTGCTTGACCGTAAGCGCGTTTACCTTGTACGTCTTCTGGCTTAACTGCATCGTCCATTGGGAAGTGCGGAATAGCGAAAGAGCGAAGGTTACGGGTGTCGTCTTTATTGACGTTATTGCGTTCACCACGTACTTTGTCGGTTACTAGACCTAGAGTACCTTGGTTGGATTCAATAGTGATAGAGTGTTGAGCTACGCCTTCGTTACGGAAGATGCCTAGTTCGTTGATCAAACCCCACTTATTAGGAACTAATAGAAGTTCTTCTGTGTAGTCAACTAACTCAAATGGTTTTTCAAAGCTACGTACTTGTGCCATGTTATTTTTCCTTAATTAATTATTCAAATAGTCTTAAAACGAAACTAGTCTGATTAGACCACATCGTTACAAGCAATACCTTTAGCTTCTAGAACAGCAACTACGTCAGCTAGAGTTAGACCGTTTAGGACTAGACCTGCTTTAGAAACGATTGCTGGACCCTTTACAAGAGCTAGAACCTTTACGT